CGCGCAGCACGGCAAGGGCCATACGCGAAGTCGAAGGACTGGAACGCGCTGCTCTCGCGCATGGCCCTTGCCGTGCTGCGCGGCAAGCTGACCGTGGAGGCTGCGCTCGAGCTTCTCGGCCAGCGCGCCTCGGCAGACGTGAAGAAGCGCATCACCACCGGCAGCAACTTCGTCGCCAATGCGCCGTCGACGATTCGGCGCAAGGGTAGCTCCAGGCCTCTCATCGACACGGGGCGGCTGCTTGGTTCCATCTCGTATCAACTCGTGGTGCCCAAATGACGCTCGCCAGCGCCCTCGCCCCTGCCCTTGCCTTCCTGCTGTCGCAGATGGGCTCGCCGCCGCCTGATGCCACCGCAACGCGGCGCGGACTCGTCAATACCAAGACGCAGACCTTCGGCGGTTTGAAGACCTTCGTCGACGGCGGCGTGTCAGTGCAGGGCGACCTCGCCATCGACGGCGGACTGCGGGTGAGTGGCTCGGCTGTCATCGACGGAGGGCTGACGGTCGGCGGGTTCCCAGTCGTCACCGCGACCAGTGCGCCGATGACGCTCTTCGTTGAGAAGGACGGCGGCAGCGACTCCAATGCCTGCACTGATGCCGGCGTAGGCGCATGCCTAACGCTGGCCGGTGCGCTGGCGAAGGTGCCGAAATTTCTCAACCACAGCGTGACGGTGAATGTCGCGGCGGGCGCCTACGCAGAGACCTTCGCTGTGGATGGCTTCTCCATCGCCCAGGGCGCCACGCTGGCCATCACCGGCACCATGACCACGGCTACCCTCACGACTGGCACAGCAACTGGCACCGTCACTTCCTATGCCGCCCCGTCCGTCACGGCGGTGCCGTCCATCACCGACTCCGCTCAGTCGTGGACGGCGAGCAATCTGCGCGGGAGGTTCGTGACATTCACTTCGGGCGCGCTGTCCGGGCAGAGCCACCCCATCTACGACAACACCGCCACCACCATCACCCTGTCGACCACGGCGGCGTCGATGAACGGCGCGACGTACACGATTCAGGACGTGGGCTCGGTCTGGACCAGCACGACCTCGAACCGCATCGGGCGGCTCTCATGCGGAACGACTTGCCTGACGATGACGGCGGTGGCGCTCCGAAACTCGGGCACGGGCGTCGCGAACTCGTTTCAGCCCGGTGCTGGGGCCGCGACCTTTGTCAGCTCCGATCTGCGCGCGTCGGGGTCGAACTCGTTCGCCGTCAGCGTCACCAGCGGGTCGCTCATATTCACGCGCTCCTACTTGGAGAACACGGCCGGCTCAGCTGCCATATCCGTGACATCGTCCTCGACCGTCTCTCCTCCCAGCGCCTTCATCACCTCAACCGGCTCCGTCTTCCGCGCTGTCAGCAACGCAGCCGTCAGCATCAACAGGGTCGGCTCCGGTAGCTCCATCGCGTCGTCACTGCTCGCGGGCGGCGGTACCGGGGGTGGCGCAGTATTGGTTGCCTACGGCGCGTCGTCGCCGAGCATCAACAGCGTCGTCGTCGTTTGCTTGCACGCCAGCCAAAATGGCATTGGCTCTGCGCCGACCAATCCAGTCGGTGGCTCGTCGATTCAATTCTTTGGAGCCAGTTTCGTAACGGGCTGCGCTGCCGGGCTCGCGGCGCACGACGGCGCAGTAATTACGTTGCAGTCCGCCGCCACCGTGGGCGTCGCATCATCTGCTGTTGGGCTTCAAGCGTTGCGTGGTGGGCACATCTTCCTGAATGCCATCACGCCAACCTTCACCGGCGTCACCAATGAGATCCAGGTGGACGGCACCAACTACACGCACGCCAACCTCGTCGCCGCGTCGCCGCAGGTGCTCTACTCCGTCTATGGCTCGTGGGTCGCCAGGTGAGTCTCGTCGCGTGGTCCCTCTACGACGACACCGGCGCGCCCCTCACGGGAGTCGTGCCGGCATTCGTCGACTACTGCGACCGCAACGGAGTAGCGCGCACCCCGCCTACCGTCCTCGAACTCGGCGGGGGCATGTACGGCTTCATCCCGACGACCGAAGACGCGATGACGGGCACGGCCTACCTCATCGACAACGGCGCCACGGCCAGCCCGCGGCGCGTCTCTGGCGCCGTCTCGTTGTCCACCCTGCCCTTCGCCGCATGGCACCTCGAAGACGACACTGGCTCGCTCTGGGTCGGCGCTGCGCCCACGGTTGGCGCGTACGCTGGCCCGGCTGGCCCGCTGTTCGATCCAGGCGTGACGACGCTGCGCACGTACCTTTTCGCCTTCAGCCCGCCCGCGCTTGAGACCTTCCTGGGCGTCACCTTCCGCGCCGACTCGGCGGTTGGCGCGTACCCGGAACACGTCCAGCAGTCGCTCGTCTCGACGGCGCCAGAGACGCCAGTCACACCACCCGCGCCAGTCGCCTCGTCAGCGCCCGGCTTCGAGGACATGTCCGACGTGCTCGAGCTGCTGGCTTCGGGCACCTACTCGGTGCGACGCCCAGCCGCGACGACCTACGTGGGCGGCACGCGGGCGCCGCAGGCCTTCACCACCTTCAGCATGTCGGCGTGCGTGCAGCCACTTGATGGGCTCAAACTCGAGCTGGTGCCCGACGGCCAGCGCAACGCCGAGAAGATGGCCTGCTTCACCTCCACCGAGCTGCGCACCGTCGACTCTGCCGAGCCTGACCTGGTCGAGGTCTTCGGGCTCTGGCACCAGGTTGAGTCGGTGCAGCGTTGGGCGACGCTGGGCAACTACTACCGCGCCATCCTCGTGAGGCCCGCGTCATGACGTGGACGGCTCTTGAGGCAGCGGTGGTTGGCTGGGTGAAGTCGTCGACCGGCCTGGCGGACGCCCAGGTGCTGCTCGGCCACCAAAACGGACAGAGCCGGTTTCCCGGACCGACCGCGCTCATTACCTTCGGCGACCTGGTGACCGAGGGCGGCGGCGACGAGCTGCGCTGGGACTTCGACGAGCTGCGCCCGGCCGGCACCGAAATTCACTTCAAGACCAACGGCTGGCGCACCACGGTTGCCTCCGTCTCCTTCTTCAGCCCAACCACCACGGGCGACGCCAGCGCGCGAGCCCTGGCCGACAAAGCGCAGACCGGCCTGCGAATGCCGAGCGCCAGAAGCGCACTCAATGCCGCCAACATCGGTGTCCTCGACGAGGGCACCGTCAGGTGGGTACCTGTGCAGGATTCGGGCGCGTGGTACGGACAAGCAGTGCTTGAGGTCAAACTGCTCTTGCCCGCTACGGCAACCGAAGCCGTCGGCTACATTGCGACGTACGAAGCAACCACCACGGTGACGTAACTCACACCACCAGAGGCCCCCATGTCGGCACTTGCAGATGTTGTTTCGGTTTCCATCACGGCGCAGACCTCGAACCCCACTCAGGCGGGCTTCGGCGTGCCGTTGATTCTCAGCAACTCAAGCAACGCCTCGGCTTGGGCTGACGTGGTGCGCGAGTACGCGGACCTGACTGCCATGGTTGCGGACTTCGCAACTGGCACCCCTGAGTACAAGCAGGCCTCGAAGCTCTTCTCGCAGAACCCAAGGCCCCCGAAGGTGTTGGTGGGTAAGGGCACGCTGCGCCCCACCCAGCGCTGGGCCATCACCCCGGTGGCGCTGAATAGCTACACCTACCGGATGACGGTGAATGGCACCGAGGTGTCCTTCACCTCGGATGCATCGGCGACGGTGACGGAAGTCATCGCCGGATTGAAGGCGGCCATCGACGCGCTCGCCCTCGCGGTGACGGTGACGGACCAGACGACCTACATGCGGATCGTCGCCAACGTGGCCGGCGACTTCTTCTCGGTCGGCACCGCGGACCTCGCCAACATCGGAATGGCGCAGGATCATGCCGACCCAGGCGTGGCGACGGACCTCGCGGCCATCAACCTGGTGCGCAGCGACTGGTACTTCCTGCTGACGCTCTACAACTCGAGCGCCGCGGTGGTGGCAGCCGCCGCATGGGCGCAGGCCAACGGGAAGTTCTACGTGGCGCAGTCGCAGGACACCGCCATCATCAACACCGCGGCTCCAGGCACCGACGTGGCAGCGCTCCTCAAGGCGTCGGCCTACGACAACGCCTCGGTGTGGTTCAGCCCCACTACCGACGACTTCCTCGACGCAGGTCTCATCGGCGTGGTGGCGCCGTACACCCCCGGCGACGAGACCTGGAAGTTCAAGACGGTCCAGGGATGCAGCGTCGCCTCCTTCACCTCGACCCAGCGCACCAACATGCGGGCGAAGAACTGCAACTTCTACGAGACGACCCAGGGCGTCCCCATGACGGAGGAAGGGCAGTCGGCCTCGGGCAAGTACAGCGACCTGGTGCGCTACCTCAACTACCTCCAGGCGCGCGTGGGCGAGCGCGTCTTCGGCCGCCTCGCTGCCTTCCCGAAGGTGCCCTACACCGACGAGGGCATCGCAGTAGTGGCCGGCGAGGTGTCGGGCCAACTCCAAGAGGACGAGAAGCGCGGCGCCATCGCGTCGGGCTGGACCGTCTCGGTGCCCAAGGCGGCCACCGTCAGCGCCCTCGACAAGACGGCGCGCACCCTGC